TAGTTGACTAAATCTTCAGCTTGAATACTCATTTCAAACTGCAATGGATCAACTAGCTTTCTTTTTCTTGTTTTCATGACTGCTAATTGTTTGGCCAATGCTTCTTCCCTTTCAGCTACAACATCTTTTTTCGCATCTTCTTCAGCTTCCTGAATATCAATCGCCTCTAAAACGTCTAATGGAAGAGCCGCTTTCGCTTCTAGTTTTTCTGTCATCTTTTTGGCCACTTCATCGCTTTCACAAATTAAGTGAGCTGGATGGCATAGTTCATGCCTTTCTGTGTGCCAAAGAAAATCCAACAACAACAGCTCAGTCTTACCAGGCGAGAGTCTCGTACCTCTTCCAACCATCTGGCTGTATAAGCTTCTCACTTTTGTTGGTCTTAAAACAATGACACAATCAACAGACGGACAATCCCATCCTTCAGTTAATAACATTGAATTACATAAAACATTGTATTTATCTTCATCAAAATCCTTTAACACTTGACTTCTATCTTCACTGCCACCATTAACTTCTGCGGCTTTAAATCCTCGCTCATTCAAAATATCTCTAAACTTTTGTGAGGTCTTAATCAACGGCAGAAATACAACTGTTTTTCTATCCTTGCAATACTTCATCATTTCATCGGCAATACTATATAGATATGGGTCTAATGCTGTTCCAATATCACTGGCCTTAAAATCACCGGCTTGCGTTGTTACTTGTGAGAAATCTATTTTCAATGGCAATGTCAACGCCTTGATTGGACAAAGATAACCTTCTTTAATAGCCTTTGGCAATGTATATTCGTAAGCCAAACTTTCAAAGAAACTGCCTAGATTTTTCATATCGCCTCTATCCGGTGTTGCTGTTACCCCTAGCACTTTTGCCTCATTGAAGTATTTTAAAACTGCCTGATACCCATTACTAATACAGTGATGAGCTTCATCTATAATAATCGTATCAAAATAATCTCGAGAAAACTGTGTTAAACGTTTTGGTCTTTGTAGCGTCTGCACAGATCCGACAACAATTCTAAACCAACTGCCTAAACAAGAATGTTCAGCTTTTTCTATACTACAGCCTAATCCTATAGCTTTATTTAATTTATCAGCCGCCTGCTCTAGCAATTCACCTCGATGCGCTAAAATTAAGACTCTATCGCCATTTCTAACACAATCCTCAGCTACCTTAGCGAAAACAATCGTTTTACCACACCCGGTTGGTAAAACCAAGAGCGTCTTATTGACACCCTTGGTTGTCCATTCATTAAAGATTGCTTCTCTTGCTTCTTGCTGATACGGTCTAAGTTCCATTAGAAAGAACCTGCTCTATACGAATTGACTGTTGGCTGCATTTCTAGTGGCTCATAGAATTTATCAATCTTGTTGTTTGTACGCTTTTGTCCATACTTATTAAGATACTCATTAACAATAACTTTACATCTACCCGAAGCACCGAACACACGATTCCAGTCCATTCTTAATGGTTCGCCTTTCTTCTTTTGACCAATAGCTGTAAAGAATTGAGATAATGCCCATTCTGTTTTAGTGTGAAGCAATAAAGTATGTACAATATGTGTTTCTACTTGTTGATTAAAAACCTTAATGGTTAACTTTGCCTGATTACATGGTGGCATCTTAGCCGAGCCGGGAAATCTTGATCTTTCAAATTTCTCTACAATAAATTCATAGTCCCCATCAGGAATTAACGGAAATTCTTCCCCTTCTTTAACAATGGTATCGTCCCAACCTAATTCTCTTTCCAATTCATTATCCATTTAATTCTACCTCCTATTAAAATTGTATTTCTTTTCTTAATTCAATTATCATTTGATATACTTGGTCCCAAGCACCTACCAACACACCTTCGATAAAGTCTTGAGGATAATCAGCAACTTTCATTCCCAATGGGAAATAGCCTTTGCTGGCAACTGCTTTTTCAATGTCATCTTCAGTAACATTATTTGCTATCATCAAATCTCTTAACTGCTTTGGAATACGATCATCAATTTCAATTACTTTAGAAACTTCCTGAACATTAGATACTAAATTAAAATCATCATGTTGATATGGATCTACCTCAACTAAAGTACTTGATGCTTGAGTAGTTATAGCCTTACCTTCAATAATGTGCCTAATAACCTCATAGCTAAATTCACACTCTTCAGGTAGCCCATCTCTATTTTTAGCGTCCCAGCACGGATGATGTGCTGTATACATTACCCTTTGACCGCCTTGCGCTTTATGCTTTTTACCTTTTTCATCGACAGCAACACTGAAGGTCTTATAATTCGCAAATAGTACCATATCTGCCCACTCTTTCGTTAATGGAGCGGTTTGGGCTGTTGTCTTCTTTCCTAGTTTCAATTCATAGCGGTCATAAGCTCCCATTTCATTTGGCTGTTCAAACTTGCGAAGAATAGCATGAGCTGTCAATACAACGTTAATATTAGCAATATCAATAACATCCTGAAGAAGATTTAAAAATCTCCCCCATTCCTCTGCGATGTAGGTATAGCCATTTCCATAACCAAAATCTTCTACTCCGGATTTGCCGTGTTTTTGACATACTGCTTCAGTACATAGTCTTTCTGCCCAGTCTGCAGTATCGATGACCAAAGTGTCACATGGCCTAGTCTGAATAGCAAACTTAACTTCATCTAAAAGCATTTGCCATGAAGTTGGTTTAGGCAATCTTTTAACGTTCAATTTTTTTGTCGAACCTTCCGTGTCAATAAAATATGGATTTGGAAATTGAGAGGCAAATGTACTTTTGCCAATTCCTTCAGGACCATAAACAACAACTTTTTGAGCGGTGTGCTGAACACCTGATGTAATTTCAAAATTCATTAGAATGTACCTGCCTTCCATGATTTTTCTTGTGATGTTTGAGTATTTGTATTTTGTAAAACTGCTTCTTCAGCTGACTGAACTACCATACCATCTTCAATAATGATAGAACATTCTGAACCGGTAGATACACGAGTCGCAATAGCCTGCAAGCCTTGGTTTTCTAACCACTGACCAAAATCATCAAGTGTGTCAATATCCATTTGTTCTAACTTATCCAAAAGAACAAATTCACACTTTGGATTCAGTTTTCTTACGATTGCCGTAGATACTTTTAACTGTTCGGAACTGCTCATGTTATCCCATTTTTGACCTCTGTACACAAGCTCTGAATCTTCAACACTTAATCCCTCTAATGGCAAATCCGCGTTGTCTAGTAAAGACATTTTCTGTTTACGGAGATTATTGATTTCAGATGTTAAATCATCATATTGACTTCTAAATTCCTTGGCTTCATCTTCCGCCTTTTCTTTGCTCATATTAGAGCGGACCTTCACGTTAATAGCTTCAATATTTTTTAGGTTCTCTTCCAATTCCGCAGTAGATTCATCAATAAGGTCTAAAGCATCTACTTGTGCAATCGCTAAATTACTATTTGCAGTATTTAATTCCATTTGTTTTGCTTCTAGCATTTTTTGAATGCGAGCAATTTCCTCATTCAAGGTACTAACTTGGTATTCATATTGAGCAACTTTCTCACGTTTTCTTTGGTTCTCACCATTTTTAGCTAAAATCTCTTGTTGCTGCTTAATTAAATCAGATGGAGATATCAGTTCTGAAGGAACATCTGGATAACTAATCATCTCATCTGCATGTTTCTTTTTTTGATCAGCGATACGGCCAATTGTTAGACGATGATTATAAAGTTCTTTTTCTTTCTGTTCTATTTCCGCTAACTGATTACCTACACCAATAATATTCAATAATGTCTGTGCTTTCTCTTTATTAGAAGCACGCATAAATTTAGGTAAATCTAAAGCAAATTGATTCACAAACTCATTTAAGAGCGTTTGTCCTGCTTTCTTGCCTGTAGAATCTGTTACTTTTAAAGATGAGTTCTTACCTTTCCTTTCAACAACAATACCATCATCTAAGACGATTTTTAAATTAGGAGGAATGGTTGATCCATTTCTTTGTGGCTGTGATGGCTTATAGCTATCCCCGCCAAGTGCCCATGCAATTGCATCTAGCACAGATGTTTTCCCTTGTCCGTTTTTTCCACCGATGACTGTTAAACCATTTTTAGATGGCTCTATTTTAACGGCCTTAATACGTTTGACATTTTCTAGTTCTAAAGAATTGATTTTCATTTTACATACGCCTTCTTTCTTTTGAGCTTCTTCAATTTGTTTTGTAATCTTCTCTTGTACTTTTCCAAATCTCTTTTACAATACTTAGACTTGGTTTTCTTTAAATCAGCTTCGCATCTCTCAAGCTTTTCTAAAATTCGTTGTTCTTCCATTAATTTTTTACCTAACCTTTCTATCTAAAAAGTAATCTTCCCAACGCTGACGCTTATCCTCTAAATAAGCTAAACGTTCTTGTCGCGCTTTATAATCAATAGGTTTCTTAAACTCATCTAAGACCTCTTTTAGTGCATATACACCAACTACAATAAGTCCCATGATACACATACCTAATTTAATTCCTTCTACTGCAAATTCTATTTCTGTCATGCTTTTCTTCCTTTCATATAAGCACTAGCCTTATTTCTAATTTTTTTATCGCTTGTGTTTAGTTATATTGATTTTCTAGCCAATTTCATCTATAATTAAGATGAAATTTTATCTTAATTTCTTTATGAGTCGCTTGTTGCAGCAGGCGACTTTCTTTTTTTTAGATTTTGATAAGCTAAGATTAAGCAATCAATTAACTCATCACTTGGGCTTCTATGAAACTTTGTCATATAGTCCTCAAAAGCTTTTCTTGGAATATAGAACGTTGTTCTATTTCCGTTTTTTATATAGGAACCAGGAAATGTTCCTTGTTGAATTGCACATCTAATAAAATCAGTGCCTACTCCTGTTGCTTTTGATGCTTCTTCAATCGTTACAAAACGCTCATCTTTCATTCTCTCACCACCTTTCTTTTCCATCGCTCCCCGGAAGTAACCAACCACGATTGTTAATAAGATAAAGGAATAAAATCTTGGGATACATTTAGTCTTTCAGGGGATTGTGATTGGCTACTGCCGAGAAGCGACAATATTGTTGATTTTTGACACCTCATCTAGCTATAATAGATTTATCAATACTCCCCAGTGTTGAAATCCAAACAAGAAAGCGAGGTGAACCATAATGTCTAAAAGTGTCCATTGTCCGTTCTGCCATCATGATATTTTTACAGATGCAGTAACTACTTTAACGAGTTGTGAATTTGAAGGGCCAGAATCCTTTCCAACTTATATATGTGATATTAAATATGAAATATATCAATGCTCTAATTGTGGGAAAGTATTTATTCAAGAATATGTATCTTATGGACAAGACATTTTTACTCTTGAAAGTATTTATCCCCAAGGCTTACCCCAAGTAACTTTTGATGAAAGAATAGAAAAAATCAGTCCAATGTTCATCAAAACATATACTCAAGCACTTATTGCAGAAAGCTATAATCTCTCAGAAATTATTGGTTTAGGATTTAGAAAAGCCTTTGAAATTCTTGTTAAAGATTATGCAATTTTTCTTAATCCGAATGTTGAAAACACAGAAATACTTCAAATGGCTCTTTCTAATGTTATAACTAAGTATTTTGAAAATACTATGTTTAAACCAATCTTCCAAAAAATAACATGGCTGGGTAACGATTACTCTCATACTTTCAATAAGCATGAAAGCTATGATGTGCAAGATTTAAAAAGGTTTATTAAGTCTTGTGTATCTATGATTATTGCACAACTAGATATTGATGAATTAAACAGCATTGAATCAAAGAACAATTAACTTTGTTCTTTTTCTTTTAAGTGTTTCTCTAAGTCATTCATGGATTCCAAATATTCAATATGGCTTCCAATGAATTTTTTTAATGCTTGTAACCATTCAATGTGGGTTTCTTCTTTTAAGAAATTAACTACATCTTTTTTTGTTATATTTGTTTCTTTTTCCATACTTCCCCTCCCACTAATCGTTTTCATAATCTATTTCAAATAATTTACTTTCTAAATATCTACATAAATATCCATCAGAAAATTGCATTGTTAATTTCATATCTCTTAATTCTTTCTTTGTTTCTTCGGAAAAATCACCGCCCTGCATTCGTTCCAAACTCAAGACAATAAGTCCACTTATCGGAAACGGCAAATACAGTAGAATGAAAAAACCTAATCCGTTCCATATAATTTTTAGCCACAACGGTATCATAATTTCCTCCCATTAAAAATGCTTATAGTGAACAAATGCCAAGATAGTAAAAATTAGAATCAAACAAATCCAATATAAAATCGGTATTTTTGTTTTGTGTGCTTCTTCAAATATGTTCTCTAACTCACACATATGAAAATAAATGATATATACACAACAACCCAGAATTATCAGCATAGTAAGCACTCCTCTTATCAGAGCTTTATTGCGTTGCATTTTTGGCAACTTTTTGAGTAAAAATTTTAGGAAACAAATCAAATAATGAAACTTGCAAATTCTTTGAGATTATATAAGCTTCATTTAGTGATAATTCCCTTTCCCCATTTTCGCTTCTTAAATATGTTGCTTCTGAAATATCAAGTCCTCTAATTGTATCCTTGATAGACATTTTTTTAATCTTTGTACGATAGTATAGCAATTCAGGATATATTTTTCGCTCATCAATCATCTTTCTCACCTCCTGCCTATACTTTACAACATTGTTGCCATTTTGTCAACTACTTCGTTGACAAAATGGCGATTTTTATTTTTGGGTTGCATTTTTGTCATATAAATGATATTATTGAAATTGAAAAGGAGTTGATCACATGAATACAAATGATTTTGGTTCCCTTTTTGATAAACTTTGTACTCAGTCTGGAAAGTCGAATGTTCAAATCGCTAAAGATTTAGATGTTGATAAAGCAACTATTGGAAGGTGGAGAAAAGGAGAGCGTTCTCCAAAATTATCAAAATTAAATGACATTGCAAATTATTTCAATGTAGATGTTCAAATCTTTGCTTCATCACAAATTACTAATCATCAATCAAATTTCACAAATCCGCAAGAAGCAATTGAGTTTATTCTAAGACAACCAATGATTGCTAACTTCGGAGGCTACGACCTCGAAAGAATGAGCGATGAAGAAATAATGGAAATGGCTGAAGAAGTATCTGAAATGCTAAAAATTATGGCAAAAAGGCATCGAGCAAAATGAATATATTTACAAAAGTACAAGAATTTAAAAGCTATAACAGTGTCAAAGAAATACTAGATATTTTAAATATAGAAATAATAACTAAAGAGATAAAAAGCAAAACAATACAATCTCAGTTAATTATTACTGAAGATGGATATGCTTCAGTGTTTGTTTCATCTTCAATTGAAGATGAAAATTATATAAATTTTCTATTAGCACATGAACTCGGACACTACGTTTTGCATTATGACACAGATGTCAGCTTTTCCTTTATTTCTCGCATTTATAAAACCAGATTAGAAAAAGAAGCTAATCTATTTGCATGTGAATTATTGATGAGTAATGAAAATATAAAACAACAAGAAAATATTGAATTTATTGTAAAAGAAAAAGGAATACCTTTAAAAGTTTGGTATTCAGTAGCAGAAAATATAAAAAAAGACTTTGAATGGGAGGATTAAAAATGGTGAAAAGTATATTCGACCTAGAGAAAAGGACTGATTTAAAGAAAGAATGTTTAAAAATACAAAAATATTTAGATAAGCCAATGTTCATTGAGCTAAATTATCATTGTAATGTATCTTTTTGAGAAATAATTGATAGTTTCATTGAATATTAGCCATATATTTATGCTGTACCAAGGAAAAATATTCATATAATTTAAAGAGGAGGAATAAAAATGAATAGAACACCTGAATTTATTTTATCTTTAATAGGTAGTATATTTGCCGTCGTAATAGATACTTTTTTCGTTATCATTGTCGGCTTTAGACCTGCTTATTTAGTCGAAGGATTGACATGGGGGTTGTACTGGATTGGTCTGTTTGCAAGCATTGTAGCATTAGTCTTTTCATGCTTAATAAAACAAAAAACAAAAACGTCAAGTATCGCTCTAATCATTCTATCTATTGTTATTATATTTACAAACTTTTGGACTTTTGTTCCCGTTATTTTAATGCTCATTGCTGGAATAATGGGTTTAGTTCGTAGAAAATAACAAGTATAACTATTATCCAAAATAAAAAACTCCTCCGCTACCAACGGAGGAGTAGAAAACAATTTAAAAAGTCTACTGCTACCAACAGTAAACTTTTCGAGGTACTACCAATACCTCATCTCATTGTAAAATAACCCACCAAAGTCCTTTTACGTACTCAATTTTAGCATAAAAGGACGTTTTAATCAAATATAAATGAAAGGATGTGCTTTTATGGTTAAAAGAAAAAACTTTAAACGTAGACCGAATAATAGCGGAACAGTTGTCAAGTTATCAGGGAATCGCAGATGTCCCTATATGGCAAAGATTACAACCGGCTATGATATATTAACAGGTACGCAAAAGCAAGAGGCTATAGGTTATTTTGAAACAAGACAAGAAGCATTAGATGCCCTATCCATATACAGCCTATCCAACAGTAAAACACTGCCCCAAGAAACTTTAAAGACTTTAGGTGGCAATATGTATCATGCCGTTATGGACTATAAAGATAGACAACTCCCAACTTTTGCAGATATTTTTCATAAAGTATTCGAAAAGGATATGGCTCATTTGTCACCGCAAAGACAAGCTGCATATAAAGCAGCGTTTAACCGGCTTTCAGCTTTACATAACAGAAAAATAAATACCATTTCTCTATTCGATCTGCAAGCTAGATTTGATGTTAGTAAAAAAGATGTCAAACAAAAGACATTATACGATATGAAAGCACTATGTTCAAAAGTCTTTGAGTATGCAGTTATTCATCAATATATACCTCGTGATAATGATTATACAAGCTATATAGACACTAAACAAAACGACATGAATACTAAGTCAGATAAACACAAATCGTTCTCTATGGACGAAATTACAGCAATCAAAAACGACAATAGTATCGAGGCTAAGATTGTATTAACATATATCTTAACAGGATGTCGACCGATTGAACTGTTCGGTATATCTAGAAAGCAAATACACATTGATGAACTATCAAACGATAATGGCAAAGAAACATTGATTAGTTATATTGTTACCGGATCTAAAACAGAAAGTGGTAAAAATAGATGTATTCCAATCCACAATGAAATTAAGCCATACATTTGTGATGTATTAAAAAGGTTAAAAAACAACAAAGATGTTGCTTCTTATAGATACAATATCTTCGCCCCGGTCATGAAGCGCATTGGACTTAATCATTTACCTTATGATACAAGACACACATTTGCTACGCTTGCAAAGCTCTATAAAGTTGATAATTTTGCTAGAAAGAGAATTATGGGTCATAAGTCAGCTGACCTCACCGACGATGTCTACACTCATACATTAAAAAATGAATTATATACCGAAATTCAAAAAATCAAGATTTAGAAAATTTAATTTTTCGTGTTACTTATTTGTTACTTATTGATACCTTCAACCGTCCAAAAAGACGGTTTTTGTACTTAAAATAGGCGTTTTTTAGCCATGTTTGTTTCAAAATATGAAAAAAATAATGTGATGAAATCAGCTTTTTTTGGATTTTGTTACTTATTTGTTACTTATTTTGAAGAAATATGCCTAGATTTGAGCATGAAAAAACTCTTTTCTTTGATGGAAAGAGTTTTTTCATCTAAGTACTTCTGATTTAAAGTGCACCACTTCGTAAATACCGTCATCTACAATATATGAATTCATTTTTCTATTGTCTTTAAATATTTTTTTATGTTTACGTGCATCAATTTTGTCTTTTGTTATATTTTTCCCTCCATTCAGAAGTTGATTCTTATATAACAAATTATGACACACTATTGCCTGAATTTTCTCATTCTTGTATTGAACAACCCTTTCAACATTTAATAGGTCCTGATTTTTTACTCTATTGTTCTTTTTATGTGCAATCAAATTAGAAACACAATAATAATTTGATTTTTCGTCCTCAATATCGATACAAAAATTTAACCAAATATTCTCCAGTCTATAAGCAACAATATATTTAGGATTAACTTTTGTTTCTCCTTCATACTTATCTATATCAAATTTATACCAAGCACCTTTTAAAAACGCCTCTTGAATAAACGGAAAACACAGAACTCTGTATTTATTATTCTCATTTTGCCATTGTCTGCCTTTTTTTGATTCTTTTAATTCTTTAAATGATATTTTTCCTTTTTTTAAATTTTGATATCCATCTATCTTTGTTAAAGTTCCCGGAAATCTTAATAGTTTATGATTAGAATCAAAAAACGATTGTAATCCCATGATATGCCCCACTTGATTAGCTTTAACACGCAAATTAAAAACAGATCCATCATTCAATTCAATTTGAAAAGTAGATGGTTCAATATATGTTTCAAAATATTCTGTATACAATTTTAAAGTAACATTTTCTACATCTGGAATTCTTTTTTCTTTAGAAATAATCTCGTGAAATTGTTGAATAGTATACATGAATATCTCCTTTCTACAAAATTAAAGCGCTAGGTTCACTAGCGCATTTTAAATTACTGGCGCAGTGCATTCATATGAACCACCGCCACCTACGATTTTCAAGCGCCCCCTCGCAGGTATGGTTAACAACTCCAGGGGGAAGTGTGCCAGTATACACTCTCATATATCTTGATATATGACAATTGGAACGAAAGGAATGAAAAATGAATACCAGAGTTTATATGGTAAATCACCTTTGTTCACTTAATATATATCACTTGAGATTCTAAAAGTCAAGAATACTTTCCCTAAAAAGGTTTAAAAAGCTTTAAAAAGTATTAAAAATACCTTACCCCAATTTAAAGGAGTAAGGTATTTTTTCTATTTGATTCTTAACTTTTGTCCAATATTGATTAAGTTAGGATTTTTGATGTTATTGAATTTTACAATAGCATTAACGCTTGTACCGTACTTGGAAGCAATTTGTGATAGCGTATCACCTTTTTTTACTGTGTAATATACTTTTGCACTAGGTTCACCAATACCACCCTCTACAAGGCTTTGAACAGCGTTATAAGAATGATTACATAAATTGATTGCACGTTTTCTTAAATCGCCATTGCCGAATTTACCTTGCCATACATAAGAAGCCATTTGTTCCGCTGATACATCACGACATTTAATCATAAAATCAACCATGCTTTGTACCTTTTCATAGCGTGAACCTAGCTTCTTTTCTCTATCTTTTCCGTTACCGTGTCTGCCCTCTAATACTTCGCAAGCTAATTCTAAATCGGATTGCTTATTTGACGGTTTTTCTGTTGGTTTAGTTGGCTTGTCTGATGTAGTTTCTTTTGTGTATTTAGGGCGTGCAAAACCTTTAATCATACCCCAACCGACAGGAATTTTACGCCTTGCCACAACTTCGTTATAGTTGCCCTCAATGGTTGTGATATAGCCGTTTTCGACTTTCTCAACAATGCCGATATGGTCGGCTGAACCATTACCGTCCCAATCAAAGACAATAATATCACCAGCTTTAGGTGAAGAAGTTTTGCCTAGCCAAATACCTTTCTTTTTGAAGATGTCAACGTGTCTAGGAACTCCGACCTCTGTACCGATAATGTCAACCGCCCCGCATTTAATGGCACAAGATGAAACAAATCCGTCGCACCATTCATCTGTATATTTTAGTTTATATCCTCTAGCTAATGGCTTATGAGAATTGTAAACGTCAATAACTTCTTTAAATTTTCCGTTAACTTCTGAATACCCTAGCCATTTTTTAGCTTGATTTAAAATTTGCGTTGCTGTTGTCATACTAGTTTTCCTCTCTTTCATCTGATGGCATTTCATCAGTCATTGTGTATAAAAAGTTTTCTATCTTTTCTTTTAACTTTGTCGGAATGGGTAATCCAATCAGGATCATATTCTTTAAAATGCTGATAATCTCATAAGCAATAAACAAGATGCCAAAAAACTCTGTCATGCCTACTTTAGTAAGATTGATAGCTTCTAGCCATTCTTTTGGTAAAAATACGACCAAATTGATATGAATAACTAAATCAGCCACATATAACAAAATCATTGCTACAATCATACCAACTTTGCGAATACCACCATCAATGCCAAAACTTGAGTTAAAACCATGTTCTTTTAATGAGCGAAGCACACCGAATACTGTATCTCCCATAATTGCGAGTGCTACGATTTTTACAATTGGACTTACGTCCACAAAAACATTTACTAATTTTTCCATTTTCCTCTTCCCTTTCTTTTTTGTATTTAAAAAGACACTCATGAATGAGTGCCTACTCGACAAGCCGCCAAAACCTAAAGTCGGTTAGACTAGGCTCTGTTGTGTTACCATCAATTTCCGAAATAAACTTATGACTTAAGTGCGTTACTTTCGCACCTCTATCATAACTGTCATGAGCACCACTAGGCATCTTCCAAACCGGATATTCAATACCAGGGTCAGAAACTTCAACATAAAGTGATACCGCAACATCAGGTGTCCATTCAGCTGTGGCAGTATGCGATTGAAGTACTTTATAAAACTTATCTTGATACATCAGTCTTGTACCGACATCTTTTTCTTCAAATCTCATGCCGGGTTGCCACTGATCATATAAATAACGCATAGCATAGGCATCTGAATCCGAAGCAGTAGCTAATACCTGTGTCCTTAGCAATCTGTTGTATACTTTAATTCCCACATCGTATTCCTCATTAAATAAACGTTGTCTTTCTGCTTCATCTTTCAATTCTTGCTTAAAAATAATTTTACCATCTTCATAGATCGAATCTAAGATATTGGCAACATCGTCTATACCTACTTCCACAACAAATCTACCTTCACACGCAAATAATTCTAAATCACTGAAATCTAGTATTTTTCTTGTTTTTTTATCAACTAGTATATACATACCCATACCCCTCCTTATTACACAACCCAAGACATCTCAAAGTTTAAAAAAGCACCGGCAGGAATCTGATTTTGCATGGTAGTATTATTTGAATATCTATGAATTGAAACTTCTCCATTAGCGTAAACAGAACTACAAAATCTATTTGAGCCACTACCTTGCATTACAACACTCATTTTATAGGCCGGTCTATACCCATTAGGAACAGTACACACAACATGTGAACCATCTGCTGTTGGTGTAAATGCTGAAATATTTTTTACAGTTCCCCTTAAATGAACTATGTTCGCAATTTTCCTAACCTGTAGGGTTGCATAATTTCCAGTTGAATCAAATCGCTGGAAATTGGAATTTAATGTGCAGTTCACCCAGCCACTGTCTGCAACAGGAAAAGTCGTGGGTTTGCCTGTAACATTATTCCATGCTAAGTCGCTGATATTGGCCAATTGTTGCCAAGAACCAAATGCCCCACTTAAACCAGTCCTATGAAACAGCTTAGGGGTTACACTGGAATTATGGGCATCAAAGGCTAATTCGTGAGTGGCATATGTATCTTCCGCCCAACCAGTCAAACTCATAATAGATTTCCATCTGCCATCATCAGCACTTGTGGTATCAAAATACATATTCATGACATTACTACCAAACATTCCCGGTTTAACGGGAACGTCTCTTAAATCATGAATTTTAATTCCGCCTGATACCAATGTTGAACGATCGACATAATTCCCCACAGATACATTTTCTTTCACTTCCACGCTTTTGTGAAATACAGATTTCCAACCTACCTCAAAGGTGTTAGATAGCTCTGCTACCTTTCCAATCGCAAAACCTAGGCCTTTCTTAAAAATAGACCAAATCTTTGCGATTGCCGGTCCTACGGCAGATAAGGAAGCTGAAGTAAAATAATCGCTTGCCTTTAAGATAACATCATAAGATGAATTGGTTTCCGCTGCAAAGACATGCGTACCATTAACCACACTGTAAGCATCAGCATAACTAGACAATGTAACAGTTGTATAACTGCTTTCTGATTTTTTCTTATACTGCAATTGATAAGTTTTGGTGTTCTTGTTGTTTAAAGCGGTTATCTCTGCAGAGAAGGTCGCTTTTAGATACGCACCGTCTGTATCGGCTACTCCTGACTGATTGCATCGAATTACTGATAAGGCACTTACCTTAGGTCTTGTATAGGCTAGTACCGTAATCTTCTTAGAAGCACTGGCTGTTCTGCCTCGTGAATCGGTAACTGTAACACTTATCGTTAAAGTACCTGAGCCAATAATCACACCTGTTGTAAAATCGGCACTTGTATATGTTCCACCATTCGCACTTGTCGAGCATTTGCTGATAGATGAGCCACCTGCACCATTTGCTAAAATAGATACTTTTATGGTGGATTTCCCTTGTACATAAGCCCCAAACTGTGTCAGATTGTTTGTCCCATCAGTTACGCTTAATGAAACAGTTGGTACAATACTAGATGGAATAGCTAGTGTAATTGTCTTGCTAGACGTTCCGACAACGTTATTTCCTGAATAAGTAGTAAACGTTAAGACGCACGATAAACTTGTACCTGTCGTATTCTGATTAGCAAGATTTATTGGCGGTGTCCAAGGAATTATTGTATCCGTTGATTTATCCACAATTGTTCCTGAAGCACTACCACATTTGTATGTAATCGTACTTGTAAAAGCTGAGTTATTCTTTGTAACCGTAATGTTTTGAGCAGACCCAAGTGTACCATTATTCACACTGAAACTAGAAGCAGCTGGGTCAATAGCCATGCTGTAGCTGAATGTTTGGCTACGTCCACTAGCATTAGATGACATCGCGAATGAGATAGCGGTTGTTCCTGTGGTTTTATTTTTTACAGTATACCAACTAGATGTATATACGATATTGCTTGTCCATTGACTAGGCGAATTTGCTTTTAATGTGATTGCCGCCTTTTTTGAACCGGCGATGGTAGGTGTACAAACAATGTTATACCCAAAATAGCTGCTGCCTGAAACTGCTTTAACTGTAATTTGGAATCTGTACTGCATATCGGCTCCTGAACGCTTCTTCTCATATGCAAATATCAGTCCAATCATTGGGGATGTTTCACTTCCAAAGTTTGATGGGGCTCCTAACTGTATAAAAGCCATTGGTTAATCCTCCTTTTCCTATCCTGTGTAATCAAGGTTCACATTCCCTGAACCATCTTGTGTAATTGTATATCCAAAGAAATTGAATTCTTGGGTTACCTCTAACTGTGGAATGACACCTTTGCCGGCGGAGTTAAAGGTCTGGACCTTGTTGCCATTAACGACGATTGAAATCTCATCATTATCAACAACAACCTTGTTAGGTGAGTCTGGTTGTCCGATAGTCAACCCATCAATATCAAATGCGAAATACTTAGTGATATTAGTAATCTGTTCTTGCAATCCACCATTGACCGCTTCTAAAATGCTTTGCTGTTGTGTAAACTGTAAAGTCATTTGTTCGGCCATCAATTTTAACTGTGATTCTACAGTTTCTTTAAACGCATTATAGTCACTAGACTCAGTATAAGACTGTAATGCTTCAAGAACGATTTCTTCAGCTGTTGAAGTTATCAAAGTGTTCATTTCTAATATGTTTTGTTGAACATCTGCAACCTCGTCTTTGATATTGTCGAAAACTTCTTGATCAGGTGTCCAAATCTTAACAATCGTAAATGTAGAAGCTACACCTGCAACATTGGATTGCAATTTGATATTCAAAGCCTTCTGACTGTCAGTTAATAAAGGGGTCTGATTAGATATGACTAATTCCTTGGTAGAACTATTAACTGTTAACCCATCTTGTCCACTGATTACATCAGTCCAAGTTAATCCGTCATTTGAATACTGCCATTTCGCATATAAGCATTCCTGAAATTGTGGTGTAAGCGTGATTTGTTCGGGTTCATACATTGTTCCATCTACACTTGTAAACGATGAGCTGGAAGCAAGAATAGAACACGTTGCGGCATCTTTCCCTTCTGTCCCCTTTGTTCCATCGGAAACTAAAGAAAAAGACAATTCAGCTGAAACTGATTTGTCTATATCGTAGCTATATGTACAAATATAGGTTGTTGCCTTTTGAGAGAAATTATCAGTTAATACTAAAGTTCCATCTATAATCTGCTCATGATTTTCAAATGCACCGGAAGACTTTTCCCATTGAATTTTTGATGGATCTACTGCTTCTTCCTTACCTTTAATTTTAATAATAGGTGTAATTATTTGATTTTGAACTCTATAATCAGGTGTATATATGTCAGATGATGGAGAATACACTTGTTGCGTACCGTATTTAGCCGACAGTGTAATTGTTGGTCTAAATTCTAACTGTTTTACTGTTGATTCAAGCTCTGACACAGACTTTAATACCAGTTCGCCATTTTCATTCAACAACAACGAAGGATTATCAATGATACCATTCTCATTTCTTTTACCCATGCGAATAATACCATTATCCAAATCAAAATCAAAGAAATTCCCTTTCAACATTCCCGCATAAATATTGTCTGCAATCATACCGTCGCCGGTAATTAGGGTTGTCCATACAAACTCACCATTTTCTTTACGATTAGCAATTTGTAAAGAACCACCTTTCATCCTTGTTGCCTTCGTTGCCCCTTCGATTGTTGAAGCATTATATACAGTTAATCCATTTATAGGATCACCATACATAAAATAAGCACTACCGGCATTGATTTCCTGATTCCACTTATCTAAAATTGAGCCATGGAAATCTTTACTTACACCGTTTACCTTATTTTCTAAATCAGTAACACTGTTTTGAATCTCACTTAATTGTGATGTTACTGTGCGTTTATAATTATTTAATTCAAAATAATTATTTGCCGGATTGAGTAAATCGTCTTTATAACGATAGACTCTAGCTACTAATCGCAAATCATCAAACTTTGTTATAAAAACTCTAATTGTATCTCCAAATCTGATTTCTTCTTCATCATAACCTAGTTTTTTCAAATCTGCTGATACAATCGCATACTGTGTTTTTGACTGAATATTATTGATAAGAAAATCGTAAGTCCTTTGTAACAAATTACCTGGATCTGTCACAGCACCTTCATTTACAATGGTTACACGATGGTGTCTTTGTCCATCCACAAACAAACCATACTTATCTTTATACTGTTCATCTAGCTCAATCCATGTCTGTCCTAACGGTTTATCACATGGATTTCCCTTTGCCTTAGACCAAACAACATCTGCAAAGTTAGTTAAAATAGCATTTCCTTCCTCATCAATACCGGTAGAAGCCCCATAACCAAATGCTGATGTATAAGTATATCCCGATGGTAAAGTTATATTGATACTTTTTATTTCTCTATCATCGTAAATTACTTTTCCTCTATCAGAGCCAACTCTTTTCACAATATCTACATATCTTACAATTTTATGATCGTAAAATTCTATTCTTTCAGATAGTTCCCCACCTACAGCCTCAGTCCACGCATAAATAACTTCCTTTAATTGCTTTTTGCTCCTTTGCATATAGAAACTACCTGAAATATCACTTTTTCCAACATTCCAATCACTGATAGGCATACAGCTATTAAATATTTTAGTTAATCCATTGATAACCGTATTACCTGTTATATTAACAAAATCGACATAATTGGAGAGTGTTGAATAAAAGGAACTTTCACACGTTACTTCTAATCTGTCGTCATTTTGACTGATGCTGTCAACAATATACTCGTACCACTTGTTTTCTTCGTGGTCTTTAAAAAGAATGTGGTAGCCTTTATGCAAATCCTCATCCTCTACTAAAGAGAACGCTAATGTGTGATAATTATTGATCATTCTATCTCGTGATGCACTGATACAGTCTTGCAAAAGGATAGTATGGCTGTACTTTTCAAATTCATTTAGAACAATAAATTCATATATCATTACAACCACACCTGCCTATAATTCGTATTTAAAGAAATCTCAGAAGGGTTTGTAATAAGTTTAGTGGTTGACTTTGGGCTTAATACAAAACCCGACCATATCGAATTTTCAAAATCAAAGCAACCATTAGCAAGAACCCCATCACGATATATCTTTCTTTTCTCAGCATCAATCTTCCATTGCCCACTTAATCCATTTTCATCAAAAATAGATACTTTAGATATACTGCCATCAATACCACATACAAATTGTTGAATATCGTTTGTTAAAGAGAATTCAATAATCGGAAAAGCCTCATGTGAACCATTATTAAATAATTCATTATTACCAGATGCCATTTCTACATCATAACTTAATGGAAAACAATCAAATGATAAACTAAGTTCTGCAAACACCTCATGTTCTTTGATAGTTGTAATCTTTTGACAAGTTGCCATCCAATATCTGTTGATATCATCAAAGATAAGTTGCTTTCTTTGTATAGAAGTAAACATATCGGCATTTAATATATCAAGCTTACCATTTACCTCATCTCTGTTATTCCCCTCAATCAACATTCTGACTGTAATTGTTCTATTGGTAAACTTACCGCTACTTGTTACTTCATTTTTCTGAAGCGCAACCTTATTTAAAGAAAAAGAAGGGAGAGGATCCCTTCCTGATACATCTATCACTTCATATTGTCTTTGATTGAAAGTCATTATCATACGAATCCTAACCCCCTTTGTTCTTTTAATTGTAACTCATAGAGTTTTTGTGCAATTTTTTCAATATCTGAATCATCACGCACATTAAATGTATTCCCTGAAATTGTAATATTCGAAGCTCCATTTTTAGTGCCTAAACCTGCCGTATAGGCTTTGTTTTCCTTTTCAGTCAAGATACGTTCACCTTTATGTAAACGTGCATTGTACCCGTCAAATGGAACATAGGATAGCCCATTATAGTGTGAACCATTGTATCCACCCCAGCCATCAGCAAGACTTTTAATACTATTCGCCTTAGTAGATGATGAATTAAAAAGACCGTTGATATAGTTCCAACCATCATTTGCATAATCGCACATTCTATCCCAAGTATCTTTGATTTTACCAGACTGAATATCTACTTCATCTTCAATACCGGGAGTAGCTCTTTTGATTTCAACCTTTATACCTTGACATGCTTGTTTTGCACTCTTAATCTGTTCTTTTTTGTTATCTTCTGCTTCTTTTTTCATCAATTCATACTCTTCTTCAGTAATATCCCCAGCCTCTTTCATTCTAATGGCTTGTCTAAGGAGTTCATCATATTTGCTTTCAGCTGCTTCAATCTCTCCATCACGTGCCTCATTTGCCTTTGTAATCATTTCACTTGCCATCTCGGCACTTAATCTTCCTTGATAATCTTTCATACGTTCTCGGATAACTGCAGCTTCTTCCTCAGTAGCACTAAGCGTGGTGATTGCATTATCTCTCATTTCATCTTGCAGTTGCTTGAGGTCTTGCTGTTCTTGCTTAGTTAATTCACGGTTTTCATCTGCAGCCTTTTGATATATGGCCGAAATTTCTTCCATACACAACTCAATTGTTTCCTGTCTTTCGTTATGCTTAGAAGTAATATTAGCTAATATTTCCGCTTCTCTTTCTTCAGTTAATGCACTTGAAGCATCAAAGAATTTTCGATAGTCAGAAAGTTGCTGATTATATGATTCATTTTGTGATGTAATAATCGTATTAGCCATATTTTGGAAAGAAGCGATTGTAGAGTTAGCAATTTGGTCAGTAATCACCGTATGATTAATCTGCATGCTATACATATCCTGAGTGATAGCATTATCCATATCCATGTAAGCTTCCACAGCAGTTTTCGTAGCCTCAGAAATTTTAACAACATCAGTAGTCACTTGCTGAGTAACCATCTGCCCACCGGCGGAAATAGTTTGGGTTGTTTGGATATAATGATCAGCAAATAAATCTACTTCTGGAACTACCTCTGTAGATAAAACATCAGCTACTCCTTTAACTGCTAGTGCCACTCCACCTGCTGCCAAAGCAAATGGTGCTGCTGCAGAAACTACACCACCTAATGAAGCAAGTAATCCTCCACTTGATGTAGCAGCACCCGCTAATGCAGTACCTAGTTTTCCTAAAAGTCCAGGTCCCTCCATTAGCTTCAACCCTAGATTACCTACAATGGTTGTCAAGCCTCCCATATTCTTTGAAGCACCAAGGGCACTTCCTGCTGCTTCTCCTAAGCTCTTACCAAACCTCCCTAACAATGGTGTTCCCTTGCTAAAAAGTGTTGTTACACCTGATAGCAATGGTTTTAATTTTGTGTAACCTGTTATCAGACTACCGGTAACTTTGAGTACAGGTCCCGTAGCAGCTGCAATCAATCCAAGCTTTAAAATCATTTCCTGTTGTTCAGGGGAAAGATTATTGTAACCTTCAACCAATTTAGATAAACCTTCAGCAAAATCAGTAATGATTGGTAATAAATTTGTACCAAGTTCAATACCAGCATTCTTCAGTTCATTTAAAGCACCTTTTAATTGTTCAGCTTTAGTACTATCCATTTTGTCAAAAGCTTCTTGTGTGGCACCTGCAGAATCACCCATAGCTTCCAACATTTCATTGTATTCTTGTCCTTCACCTTTAAAAAGAACCATTGCAGCAGTTCCTGCTTCAACAGAGCCAAACATATCTTTAAGAGATTTGTCATTTTTTACAGCTTCATCATTCAACATACTAATGATTTCGCTAGTAGCCTTCCCCTCAGCTTTTAAATCAGCAAAGCCTTTCCCAGTCAGTTCTCTTAATGTTTTGTCTGCAATAGAACCTGATTTACCAAGTTCTGAGAGCATTGATCTTAAATAAGTACCTGATTCTGCTGTCGCAATACCATTTTTAGTTAACTGCGCATAAGATGCTGATAATTCTTCAACACTAAAATTAACAGAGCTTGCTACCGGGATAACAGCACCCATTGACGATGCTAATTCATCAACTGTTGTCTTACCTAAATTTTGTGTTGTAATCAATAGGTCAGATATTCTAGCTGCATCTTCAGATGACAAGCTATAACCATTGATAGCAGTAGTCAAAATATCTACTGCCTTTGCACCATCAGTAAAACCACCTTTAGCTAATTTCATGGCATCAGTTGTAAAGTTAATCGCTTTTGTTTGGTCAACACCCGCAGATATGGATTGATAAACAGCCTCTGAAAAGTCCTCGATGGCTACTTTAGAATCGCTTGATGCATTTAACAACTCCTCTTGATATTTATTGAAGTCTACAATATTTTCATCTAACAAAGTGGATACCTTCGCAAAGCTACTATCAAAATCCATTGACATTTTAGTAATGGCTGTGCCTACACCTACAATTGGTAAAGTTACCTTTTTGGTTAAGTTCTTTCCAAGCTTAGACATTTGCTTACCGACTTTAGCTGTACTCTCTAATTCCTTTGAAACAGCCTTAGCTTGAGTAACAGCTTCAATCTTGACTTTTTCCATATCGGATTTAAAGCCAGCGATATCCACCTTCATTTTTGTGATAAGAGGTGCTAATTCAATACCACCCGAAAACATTAATTTCCCCCTCTTTTCTTACTA